TCCATCCACTTGGATAACGGCATTGTCACACTGGCACTGTAGTTGCTTACATGTGGCGGAGTTGCTTTGATATAAACTTCACTAGGGTCTGTATTAGCAAACTTGTTAGGATCAACATAAACGTCTACGCTATCAATATACTGCCGTTCTGCGTCAGTAATTCTGCCACTTTGTAGTACACCTTGCTTGACCAAGTAATCAACTTTGCGTTTGATGTTAGCATTAACCTTTTCCATTTCTGTATCAATTGGATCGGATGTTGGGCCAGGTTGCTGTGTGTCTTGTGGTTGGTCAGGTTGCGGTGTATCTGTGGTTGTATCTGTGGTTGTATCTGTGGTTGTATCTGTGGCTGTATCAGTATCGTCTGCCTCGGGATCTGCCGGGGGTGCGATCCCTCTGTAATTGGACCACTTGGTAAAATCCGATCCCGAACCAGCGGCAACTCTATTGCGAATTACGTCCATTATTCCTTCAGTTATTTCTTTAATCTTCATTCTTAAGTCTCCGTATTCCGCGAGTAAACTTACTAGCATCCTGTCCCCGAATACTATTCAATAGTCGGCGTTCTAGTTCCAATGCTTTCTCAGGCTCGTAGTTTTCTTTTATATAATTAATTAAATTTATAGCACCTTGTATCACGTGGCCTGCACGACTTTCTATCAAGTTAGCACGATCACGTGTAACAGGCATTTCTGCAAGCTCTGACAAGATGCTACGAGTTTTCTTTTGCAACATTTACTCCAAGTTTGTAGTATTTATGTGGGCTACAGTTTAATTAGCCTGCCTTACTTTTAAGTCCAGCTAACATTTGTTTTAGTTTTGTGCTGTCTACACCAGCATTTATCTTGGCAGATTCTTGTGGCTGACTAATTGTTGTAACACTGCTGGTGCTTTTTATTTGATCCATGATAGCTGATGGCTTTTGTCCACCAAATCCACCACTTTCACTTTGTCCTTCTTCACCTGGGTCTGTAATACGCAAGCTCTCTAAGTTAAACTCTAGGTCAACTTTTTGTCCTACACCACTACTGCTTCTAGTTTTCATCAACTGTATCTGATACCTACCACGTTCACGCATTGCACGACTTGTAAAAATACCAAACACATTATCTGCTGTGTTGATCTTACTGATACCACCCGATATGTGGCTGTGGTCAAATTCAATTTCTTCAACAGCACTACGATTCAACTGCGATGCTGTAATCATTAATATTTCAAACTCTTTTGCTAGGTTACGCAACTCTTCACTTACATACTTGTCTTTAACAAACAAATCACTTGGTGATACTTTAGCACTAACTGGCATAACCAAGTCTAAGTAATCCACCATAATAAAGTCTGCTTTTTTTCCTGTCTGTACTTCTAGTTCTTTTAAGTATGCTCTAATCTGATTAACATTGCTCTGTGCTGGCATGTACTTGATACGCAAGTTACCTGATTTCTTGCCTACCATACGTATCTTCATTTCGAGTGTGTCAAGGTCCTTGAATATTTCTTTGGTTGCAACATTAGCAACCATTGCATCCATACGCATAGCACACAGTTCTTCACTAAGTTCCAGTGTTAAAAACACACCGTTAAGTCCTTGACTTATCCAGTTGATAGCAATGTTCTGCATGAACAAACTTTTACCACTACCACTGCCACCTGCAAAAATGTTTAGCTCGCCTCTGTTCATACCACCAAACAAGCGTCTATCCATAGTAGGCCAGCCTGTGCTGACTTGTCCGTTGTTATCCTTGATCTTCATAAGCCTTGCTCTAGGATCTTCGAAGTAGTCTGTACCCATGTCCTTGGTAAGACTGATCTGCACTGCGTCTTTGATCAGTTTTTCAACTGGATCATACTCGCCATTCTCAATCATGTCCGCGGCTTTGAGGATAGCACGTTCGAGTTCGTGCCTGCGACTAAAGCCTTCAAACTCTACCATGAACCAATCATAGTGTCCTTCACCAACGTCGGGCACTTCTTTAAGATCAACTCCTGTTTGGGCCAGTATCTGTTCCTTTGTGGGCATAGTTTTATATTCACTACTATGCTCCCTTATAAACTTAGCCGCTTCACGCAGACTTCGATCAAAGTTCTCTTCATTGAAAATGTTCTGCACACGCACAAATGTTTCTGCGTCCTGCATCATCATTTCTAAAAACAATTTTTGTATTTCTGCTGAATATTCTTTCATATAGTTAATTATACACTAAAATTTTGAAAATTAATATCTTTATTTCCGTCAAGATAGATTACATTGCTGTTAAGTTCGTTTGTGTCCATACCTAATATTGTATCAACGAACACGCCTGTGCTGGTTTGATTTTGGTCAAGTTCCATTGGATTTATTCCGCAAAAACAAGCATCGCCTGTTCTACTAAAGTTCTTCATTATCAAATAGTTCTGATACTTATTACCAATATAGTCTGCATGGTTAATGTTTGTGTGCTGGTACACAAATGCAGACAACATCCAAGCCACTCTGGAGTTTTTATTCAATGATACAGTTTTAATTATGTGATATGGTAGTATTACGCTAACAAAATACTGTTGTGTCCAATTCTTTTCTAGTCTCCATGTATCAATTACAGGAACTTCTTGATTAAAGTTGTCATAGCTTAATGCTGACCCGTTTTGGTTAAACAGTATAAAGTCGATAGTTGGTAACAATCTCAAGAACTTCTCTATAGTGCCTTGATTAACTGTGTTCCAATCGATAATATGTTGATATAGATTATCTTGTTCTGCTAGTTTTGTACTTGATAAACTACACACTGTCCAGCCTTTGGCTAGTAGTTGCTGTTGTACAGTTAGTCCCCACTTGGACCCACATCCTAATAGTAATGCATTCATAGTTCTGTAAAAATATCTCGCCAGTTCGCACTTATTTTATCTGCGAACGATTCAAAGAATGGTTCGTAATCTTCTTCTTTTGAATTTTGTAATTCTCCTAAGCAATTATCCAACTGTCCAATTAAGTTTTGATTGCAAGGAAAATTATTTTTGTGGTTAATTATTTTTTCTGCACACTTGTCTTTAAGATCCTGCGACAAATTACGGCATTGTATGTTTGTGTGTCCCATAGTAACCTGATTGATCGTGAAATCAGTTATACCGTATCCGTTATTAAAGAACTGTTGTGTGTCTGTTAAGTAAAGTGCGCTGGCTACAAAAAATACAGAATTGACCCTAATGTCGAAATGTGTGCTCTTAAGGAATTGTAGATTGTTTAGGAACTTGTGCCAATTTGCGTCACGCCTGATATATTCAAATCTACTACCTGTTGTGTCAGCACTTATGGTTATTAACACATTTTTAAACTTTAACAGTTCTGTGATCACAGGATTGTTCTGTTCAAACATCATGTTTGTGTTTACTCTAAAAGTGCAGTCAATTGACTTGTCCAGTTGTTTCAGCAATCGTACGTTGTGTTTAATAAGTGTAGGCTCGCCACCACTGAGATATATTTCTTTCATGTGATGTTGTCTACTTACTATTAAATCAATGATTGTATCAGCCTGTTCATCTGGCGTATGCTGAATTGGTTTACCTTGTTCTTGTGCAATTGCGCTACTTTGTTTAGCCCAACATGTAACACACTTCAAGTTGCAAGTACTACTCCAATGCAAATCAATAGCATTCAATTGAAATGCTGTATTGTCAGAATAATCTACATCTACATCTTTAAACATAGGATTATATAAGTCACGTAAGAACTTATATCCTGTATCGCTTTCCTGTAGACTACATGTTCTACAGTTATAATTAGGCAATTCTTTATAAGTATTATTTCGCACATGCTGTGCAGGCCAATCGTTAACAATGTCTTGGATAGAGTTATTACCTAGACGTCCCAGTTCGTGCTGTCCATTCACACATGTAACAATTCTGCCATCTACCTCTACCTTAACATGATTCCACGGTACAGCGCAGAAAGTTTTAGATTGCTTAAACAAATAAAATTTCTTTTTGGGATCCATTACCTGTACAGTCTCTTCTTCTTTAATTCAATTTTCAATCTACTTGTTTCTCTTGCTTCTAGTATGCTTTTTAACACAAACAACTTACCATACTTTACTGTTGCTTCGTTTAGATCTTTACAAGTCTCTTGCCATACAGGAAAACTCACTGTCCATCCTGCTTCGATTGCACGATCCACTAGCTTTTTTCCTGCACGGTCTGTGTCTGGTACAACTATTACTTCACGTTGTAGCCTATCAATTAATTCAACTTGTGTGTCACTTGCTTCACTGCCCTGTATGCTAACACCGTTAACGCTCATTGCATCAAACGGTCCTTCTACCACAACAACAAACTTTGAATCTTTGTATTGCTTGTCTAAATTAAACACATAGTCCGAAGGATGATCACTCCAGTACTTGGGTGTCACTGTGTCTTCTAATGCTCTTGCACTGCTTCCTACCAGTTTGCCTTCATGGTAGTACGGTACTATTATTCTACGATTATAATTGTATGCTTTGGTGTCAGAAAAATAAAACTCATACTTGCTGGTATTGATTGCCCTGTTGGCCAAGTACTGTACGCCTTGTGTAAGATGGGGAGGAATCAAACAGGTATCATCTTCGATCATTCTTGTCATCCAGGACGTTAAACTTACTGCGCCAGCGGGCATCTTTCTGGGCTCAAACTTGATTTCTTCTATTTTGGTTTTTTCAAGTTCTTCAGGTGCTACAAGTTCTTTCAACCTAACAGCACTTATAACCAAATGCCTTATTGTTAAGTCCTCGGCACCCAACCAAGATAACAGTTTTCTAAATTTAAAACCTAAATGCCAACCTGGTGTGAATCCTGTGGTAAAGCCACAGTTAAAACAATGATAAGATATTCCACCTTTGGAATCGGTTTTGACTCCTCCCCTGCCTTTACGATCTGGGGTTTCACCATTGTGTGTACAGCACACTGCGTTAAATGATATCCATCCTGTTTGCTGGCTTTTTCGATTGTCCGCAGGAATTAGTTGCAACAAGGCTTGCTGAATAGTATCTAACATTCAGTTATTATACAGGATTATCGTACAGTTGCCAAGCCCAATAGGCTAAAAATCTTGATGTACATCCACCCAATATCAAACTCAAACATTCGTGCGCTAAGTTTAGCACTGGCTGGGTTTTGATGGTGATTGTTGTGTAGCTCTTCGCCGCCAATTAATATACCCCATGGAACAATGTTGTTGCTTTGATCTTTAGTATCAAAGTTACGATAGCCATAGTAGTGACCTAGTCCATTGATTACACCAGCGGCCCAGAACGGAATCCATATCATTTGGATCGCCCATACTGCCAATCCCCATGGTCCAAACAAAGCAAGGTCGATAGCTAGCATCAAAAGAATACCTATACGACTGTGTTTGGTATATACCCTGCGTTCCACCCAATCGTCAGGTGTGCCTGCGCCATATGCTTCAACCATGGCAAAGTTTTTGCTGGCTTGATGATAGAGTCGCGCACCATCAAACAATACTTTGTGCAATCCGCATATTACAGGGCTGTGCGGATCGCCTTCTATGTCTGTGTGCCTGTGATGTTTACGGTGTACTGCTACCCACTGCTTAGTGACCATGCCTGTGGTTAGCCAGAGCCAAAACCGCATCATATGACTTACTACAGGATGAAAGGTTACTGATTTATGTGCTTGACTGCGGTGTAAAAACAAGGTTACGCAGGCAATGGTAATATGTGTTACCACAAGTGTAAAGATTAATTCTGTCATATTGTTTAGGTAATTCCGGTACCGTTGATGTACCAGGTGTTGGTGTCCACTTTCAACACTGTAGCAACACCATAGTTTCCAACTACTCTTGCAACACTTGTGCTATTGCCTGCTAGGAATAACCCAACGTTAGAAGCCATTGGCTCAACTCTAACAACTCCGGCAGCGTTTGCAATTATCTGCATCTCTGTGCCAATTGGCAATGCTAGGTTTGCATTAAACGGAATGGTAATACTCCTAACAGTACCGTCAGCATAAAAATGCTTGCCGCGATCTGCATTGGCCAGTGTCACGTTTGAGGACAATACCGTTTGTGGTACGTCATTGCCTATTAGGAATCCACCTGCTGTGGCTCCGTCTTGCACCCTTACTGCATTTAGGTCTGTGTCAACAACAAGCTCGCCTACTAGGCCTGTATAAGTTGAGCTTACTGATGTATTGCCTCGCTTGGCCAATAAGTGTGTAGTTAGTGTTACGTTACTGGTTGTCATTATATTTGTCCCGAATCTATCACAGCATTAGCGGCAAAGTTAAGCGGATCGCTTTCGTACCATCCCGGCAATACTTCCATCTTTAATTGTGCGCCAAAGTTATCATCCACGTACAGAGGTCTGTCAATATTAGTTGTGCTGTTTGTTAGTTTAAGTGTAAGCAGATACATTCTCTGCTTTAGTGCTACTGTGGTTGCTTTAGGAATAGTTACACTGCACAAGCCAGTTGCGGCATTATCGATCGTAACAGCCAAACTTTCTACAGCACCCTTTTCGAATGGATCTTGGATGTCCAATTGCATGGTGTTGCCGGTTAGATCAACGGCTTTCTGTTGTTGGTTTCTAACAACAATCTGTAGTGGGTTATCAATACCCTGGTATACTTTTATTGGCTGGCTGAACACGACATGTTTCCTTGGTGGCAAAAAGATTCCCTGGTCCAGAATTTGGACCCGGATAATATTATCATATAAATAACTTTGGATTTCATACATTAATGTATTTATTGAACTTATATGGTTGACATAGACTACGAGAAACTATTAACAGATTATCCCTTCCTAACCTACTTAATATATGGTAATAACGAATATATAGGGATAATTCAGAATGTAGATGACATAGTCACTACAATATACGATTATGGTGCCTTGAAAAGCGTTGAAGAAAAGCAAATATTCTTAAAATTAGCTGATACATGGTGGTGGGAAAGTAATCGACTTATCCCTATAAACGTATTTTTAAAAGCAGAATGGCAGCCATTCAGAGTTGTTGTAAAAACTATGAACAGTAAAGGCGTAGAAATAAAATTTGGTCCGCAGATTAGTTTAAATTCGATATCGGCAAAACGCACAAAACGAAGAAGTATTACTCTTGTCCGGAAATTAAGTTAATATTTACAGCAACCAAGTGCGCATAACTTACTGCGTGTGCTTTCTTAAAGTAATAACTATCATCAGTCGGCTTTTCCCACACAGTTTTTTCAACTCCAGCCCAGGGCTTGCCTATTAGGTGGCGTTTTGCAGGACGCATAACAGCCAAGAACATTGCCAACTTTTCAATTGCGTTGATCTTTTCTGGCATCTGCACAAGAGTGCTGTAGTGATTTCCTATGTGTATAAGTTTACTACAAAAATCTGGATCATATAAACTTTCCCAAACTGGTTCCTGTGCCATCAATCGATCCAAGTGTGCTTCGTTTTTTATCTGTGAATACAATCCTACATTGAGAATGTCTAATTTAATGTACCCACGATCTTCTGCAGAGTCATGGTCGATTGTAGCAAAGCCCGTAAATGGATCAACTGGAATATCAGTAAAGTATACACCTGTGTTATGTTTAACAAGACCGGTGTTACGCAATATACTAGCTGGAGTTTGTTTAAAATACTTCAGAGCTTTTACTCTATCACCTACATCGATATCAATATCACTGGTAAACTTCATAATCCTGCTTCCGCTAACAAGTGTTTAGTCCACTCTACATCACCCATGTAGTCAATAAACTTTCTATTCCAGTAGTCTGGATCAATCCAGGGGAGGATAACACTAATTTGATCATCCCCAAGAGTAGATAACCAATCCACACCGGAAACACAATTAAACACAATCCAAGGACTAATGCGCCCGGTACTGATATGATGGCAAATCCTATTAGCATTACCATACCGAAAATAGTCTTGGAACCCCGCAAGTCCCGAACCGTTGCTTGCATAATCTTCCATGGTTTTAAGAGCACGTTCAAGAGCATCCTGTACTGCCTCCTTCTTTAAGTATTCACGCATCCATTCATCATAAAAAACATCTTTTGTCCAGTAGTCTAGTTTCTTGTTATTTTTCAATAACCAAGTTGTGTAATTTTGTATGTTGAGGCATTTGATGTTAACACAATGCCTGCCAAATTTTACAAATGCCTTGTAGTATGGACTGGTTATAAAGTCTGCATAACTTTTGTTTTTTGCACTGCCCTGTGTTGTTTCGAAAAACTGCAAGTAAGCTCTAAGTCCAAACTGCACACCTGTTTCTTTTTCCTGTTGCCATCGTCGCTTGGGCTCACAGAGATGTGCCGCAAGTGTTGATTCCTTGCGATAACTCTTACTACAGTACTTACAGGTGTAACTCATGTTTCCTTATATGTGTTTCCAAGTAGTTGTTTATCCATTCGTGTGCGCCTGCCTCACGGTGTCGCATTTCTGCTTCTATGTGTTCTTCGTCGGACATGTATGGCACTCCTGCTCTGTGTTGCTCGCGTACAGCACACCATGTAAAATCATTTACTATGTTTTTATTACCTTTTAGTAATTTTATTCTATTAGGTGCTTTTATCAATGTATCGGGCCACCAAATGTCTGCTTGTTGATATATTATACAGTTATGTCCTCGATGTGTCAAACTATCGATCATTGCTAACATTTGGTACATTAAATTTTCTACTCTATCTACTAGAGATAGTTTTTCATACCGTTCTCTAAACAAGATCCACTGTTTGGTTTCCCAGTCGTTCCATTCTGCTACCCATCTATTCTTACCAAAATGTTGATTTTGTGGGTTGGTCCAAGCACCTTCCCATACTTCTTGTTTGGTATGTCTATCTGTGTAGTGGCAAATGGGTAGTTCTTCCCTGCTTATAAAAGTAAACCCTATTACATATAGAGTCTTGTGCGGTGTTTCGTGACTGTGTTTGAGTGTTGTTCTAATGATCCGACTATTAGCACTTCCTGTTATGCTAATGTCATGCGGTGTTAAGTTAAATCTCTTTGCCAGATCAATATGACCGTTGCCTT